AAAAGAAATGCATCAGCAGCATGGGAGTATGGGTATGATAGCGACTATGATATGGTTGTTATCTCTAAGAACGGAACTATAGGTCAAGTCATAAACATAGCGGGTCTAAACATAGCATTACCTGAAAAGCCTGACGAGTGTTACAAAAGAAGAGAGGCTAAGGAGGATCAGTATTGGGAAAGAGAAGACCTACCAAAGCCACTTGCTAAAATTCAAACTATCTTCCAATGGAATGACATGCCCACTGACTTTAAGAACAGATGGGTAGATTATATTGAGAAGCAGTTTGATTATCGTGAGGAAGGGTATTGGTTCATGAATAATGGGACTCCTACGTATATCACAGGGTCTCATTGGATGTATCTTCAATGGGCAAGTATTGACGTTGGTTACCCCGACTTCCGTGAAGCTAATAGAATCTTTTGGATTTTTTGGGAAGCATGCGTGGCGGACAGTAGATGTTTTGGAATAGACTACCTAAAGATACGTCGTTCAGGATTCTCATTTATGTCATCATCAGAGTGTATTAATGTAGGTACTCTTGTGAAGGATGGGCGCGTAGGTATATTATCAAAGACAGGGGCTGATGCTAAGAAAATGTTTACCGATAAGGTTGTTCCTATTAACAGCCGTCTTCCTTTTTTCTTCAAACCTATTATGGATGGAATGGATAAGCCAAAGACTGAATTGGCGTATCGCGTTCCGGCTTCGAAGATTACGAAGAAGAACATGTTTAATGCTGAACAAGAGATAGTAGAGGGGCTTGATACCACAATAGATTGGAAGAACACAGAAGACAACTCCTATGATGGTGAGAAGCTACGTCTGCTTGTACATGATGAGAGTGGTAAGTGGACTAAGCCAAACAATATCAAAGAGAATTGGCGCGTAACAAAGACGTGTCTTCGATTGGGTAGTAAGATCATTGGTAAGTGTATGATGGGGTCTACCTCTAACGCTCTCGCTAAGGGTGGTCAAAACTTCAAGGATATCTATGAGGACTCTCGAGTAACTACGAGAAACGCCAACGGTCAGACTAAGAGTGGGCTGTATGCTTTATTTATTCCTATGGAGTGGAACATGGAAGGGTTCATTGACATACATGGTATGCCGGTATTTCGTAAGCCAAAAGAAAAGATAAGAGGTGTAGACGGAGGTTGGATTACTAATGGTGCTATTGACTTTTGGGAAGCGGAAGTAGAAGGTTTGAAGAATGATGCTGATGGGTTAAATGAATTTTACAGACAGTATCCACGCACAGAGTCGCATGCTTTTAGAGATGAGAGTAAGCAGTCGTTATTTAACTTGACTAAGATATACCAACAGATTGATTACAACGACTCTATCATAAAAGATCACGTGATAACTCGTGGTTCATTTATGTGGCAGGATGGTATAAAAGATACTAAGGTTATATTCAGTCCTGATAGGAAGGGTAGATTCTTAGTTAGTTGGACACCAAACAAAGTACTTCAGAACAATGTTCACACCCGCAATGGAGTTAAGTATGCGGGTAATGAACACATTGGATCTTTTGGTTGTGACCCATACGATATCTCTGCTGTTGTAGACGGACGAGGTTCTAATGGATCACTGCACGGTATGACTAAGTTTCACATGGACGAAGCACCGGTGAATGAGTTCTTCTTAGAATACATTGCTCGTCCTCAGACTGCAGAGATATTCTTTGAAGATGTTCTTATGGCATGTGTATTTTATGGTATGCCCATCTTAGCTGAGAATAATAAACCTCGTTTGCTTTATCACTTTAAGAACAGGGGGTATAGAGGGTTCTGTATGAACAGACCGGATAAAGTCTTCGCTAAGTTATCTGCAACAGAAAGAGAGCTTGGTGGTATACCAAACTCATCTGAAGATATTAAACAAGCGCATGCCTCAGCTATTGAGTCTTACATAGAGAAGTGTATAGGATTAGATTTAGAAGGTAAGTATAGAGATCCTGAGGAAATGGGAACGATGCCGTTTGCAAGAACGCTTGAGGATTGGGCGAGATTTGATATTAATAATAGAACAAAGTTTGATGCCTCGATAAGTTCGGGGTTAGCCATCATGGCAAATCAAAAACATCTGTACATTCCTGAGAAAAAAGAAACGAAAATAAGTATTAACTTCGCAAGATACAAGAATGATGGAACATTAAGCCAAATGATTCAATGAAAAATATAGCAATAAATATTGTCTCTACAAGTTTCCCAAGCCAATTCGCTACAGATGCTGAGAAAGCTACTGATGAATTTGGATTGCAAGTAGGTCAAGCAATTCAATATGAGTGGTTTAGAAAAGACGGAACTTCATGTAGATATTACGGTCAGTGGAGAGAATTTCATAGACTTCGTTTATACGCTCGTGGTGAGCAGTCTGTTGCAAAATATAAAAATGAATTAGCTATTGATGGTGATTTATCTTATCTAAATTTAGATTGGACTCCTGTTCCTGTTATACCTAAGTTCGTTGACATTGTTGTTAATGGAATGTCTGAGCGTTTATTTAAGGTAAAGGTTTATGCACAAGATGCTATGTCTCAAGCAAAGAGAAACAAGTATCAAGAGATGGTTGAAACTCAGATGGCGGGTAAACCTGTATTGCAAAGGATACAAGACTTGACAGGAGCTGATCCATTTATGATGGACCCTGATGAACTTCCTGAGAGTGATGATGAATTGCAATTGTACATGCAGCTTAACTATAAGCCTGCTATTGAGATTGCAGAAGAAGAGGCTATCAATACTGTTTTTGATGCTAATCACTACGAGGATATTCGCAGAAGACTTGATTACGATGAGATGGTGTTAGGTATCTCGGTTGCTAAACACGAGTTCCTTCAGGGTACAGGTGTTAAGATATCGTATGTTGATCCTGCGAACATGGTATACAGTTACACAGAAGATCCTAACTTTAAAGATTGTTTCTATTGGGGTGAGATTAAAACTCTTCCTCTTACAGAATTGTATAAGATAGATCAATCATTAACTGCTGAAGACTTAAAAGAAATATCTCAGTATAGTAAAGGGTGGTATGATTACTACAATGTAGCACGCTTCTATGAGAACAGTATCTTTACACAGGACACTTGCACGTTAATGTATTTCAATTATAAGACTACCAAGAAGATAGTCTACAAGAAGAAAAGACTTGACAATGGTGCTACTCGAGTAATTGAAAAAGATGATAGCTTTAATCCTCCTATAGAAATGATGGAGGAAGGAAACTTCGAGAAGATAGAAAAGATTATTGATGTTTGGTATGAGGGTATTATGGTTATGGGAACTAACATACTTCTTCAATGGAAGTTGTCAGAGAATATGGTTCGTCCTAAATCAGCTACTCAGCATGCATTACCAAATTATGTAGCCTGCGCTCCTCGCATGTATAAGGGAGCAATTGAGTCATTGGTTCGCCGTATGATTCCGTTTGCCGACTTGATTCAGATTACCCATCTTAAATTACAGCAGGTCATTGCACGTGTTGTACCTGACGGTGTATTCATTGATGCTGATGGATTGAATGAAGTAGACTTGGGAACAGGTGCAGCCTACAATCCTGAAGATGCATTGAGACTTTACTTCCAAACGGGTAGTGTGATTGGACGAAGCTACACACAAGATGGTGAGTTTAATAACGCTCGTGTTCCTATTACTCAACTTACATCTAACTCAGGTGCTTCTAAAACTCAGATGCTTATAGGGAATTACAATCACTATATGGATATGATTAGAACTGTTACGGGACTTAATGAAGCTCGTGATGGTAGTACTCCCGATCCTAACTCTTTAGTTGGTATTCAAAAATTAGCTGCGCTTAATTCAAACACAGCAACTCGCCATATCCTTGAAGCAGGTCTCTATATATATCGTTCATTGGCAGAAGCAATTACATATCGTATTGCAGATATCTTGGAGTACTCTGACTTTAAAGATGAGTTTATCAATCAGATAGGTAGATTTAATGTATCGATACTTAACGATATATCAGATTTGTACATATACGACTTTGGTATTTTCATTGAGTTATCTCCTGATGAAGAACAAAGAGCTCAACTTGAACAGAACATTCAAATTGCATTGTCTAAAGGCAACATTGATATTGAAGATGCAATTGATATTAGAGAGATACGCAATCTAAAACTTGCTAATCAGTTGTTAAAACTTAAGAGAACTAAGAAAGAACAACGTGAAGAGAAGATGGCTATGCAACAACAAGCTCTTGTCTCTGAACAAAATCTTAAATCTCAAGAGATGGCAGGACAAGTGGCTATGCAGAAGATACAGATGGAGTCTCAGGCTAAGATGCAAATGAAACAGGCTGAGGTAGCATTTGATATTGAAAGAATGAAACAAGAGGCTATGCTTAAAACTCAGCTTATGGCTGAAGAGTTTAAGTACAGTCAACAACTTGCTCAACTTCAAGCAGGCACACTAAATCAGCGTGATATGCAGAAAGAAAAAGCAAAGGATGATAGGGTATCTATTCAAAATACTCAGCAATCAAAACTAATTGAGCAGAGAAAGAACAACCTTCCGTCTTTAAACTTTGAATCTAATGAAGACAGTTTAGATGGGTTTGACTTTGCTGAATTTGAACCACGATAAAATCATATTAAAATTTTACCTAACTTTGTAAAAATTAAATCAAATGGAATTTACATCAGTACGAGTTATTGACGGAGGCGAGACTAAAGGTGTTGCCGAAAGAGAAGCTGAATTACTTGCTAACCATGAAGCTGCTCAAGCAGCAGCAGCAGATGCAGCAAGTGCAAATGCAGGTGCAGCAGATGCAGCAAGTGCAGGTACAGCAGATGAGGAAAACAATCTGCCTGACTTAAAAGAAGAAGACGTTCTTTCATATATTGGTAAACGATACAATAAGCAAATCAATTCATTTGACGAGTTGATGAGCGAACGCAGTCAGGCTGAAGAGATGCCTGAAGACGTAGCTGCTTATATGTAATACAAAAAAGAAACCGGCCGTGGGTTTGATGACTTCGTTAAGTTGAAGGAAGATTACGATACCATGGATCAGGATAAGCTTTTAAAAAGATATCTTCACTCCACACAGGAGGGACTTGATGGTGATGACATCGAGGCGTTAATGGAAGACTACACATACGATGAAGATCTTGATGATGAGTCTGCTGTTAAGAGGATTAAAATCGCGAGAAAAAAAGTTGTTGCTGAAGCAAAAAAGTTTTTCAATGATCAAAAGGAAAAATACAAAATGCCCCTTGAGTCAAGTGTGGCAGGTATTTCCGAAAGTGATAAAGAAGAACTGAATGCCTACAAGCAATACATACAGCAATCAAAAACGATTGAAGAGGAGAATAATCGTAAGCGTCAATGGTTTGACCAAAAGACGAGTGAGGTGTTTAGTAACGAGTTCAAAGGTTTTGAGTTCGATGTGAACAACCGAAAAATTACATTCTCTCCGGGCGATGCATCTGAGTTGAAAAAATTACAGTCGACTCCACAGAACTTTATTCAGAAGTACTTGGATGAAAGCGGATTAATTAAAGACGCAGTTGGATACCATAAGTCGTTGGCAATTGCAATGAACCCTGAGAAGTTTGCTAAGTTCTTTTATGAGCAAGGCATGTCAGACGCAACAGATGATGTTACACGTAAAATAAAAAACGTAAACATGTCTGAACGCAGAGCGACAGAAACTTCAACAGGTGCAGGCGGAATGCAGGTTAAAGCTGTGAATCCTGATTCCGGCAGAGGCTTAAAAATTCGCAGCGCAAAAAGAATATAAAAATTAAAAATTAGAAAAAATGCCAGGACAAGTTTTAACATCCCCCGCAAGTTTAAATTTTCAACTGCAACCATCAGTTGAGCGCGTAGCCTTATCAACAAACTATATTGGTACAGGTACTTCTTCGTTTAACTTCTTGAATCAGTATCTTCCTGATACTTACGAGAAAGAATTTGAGCGTTATGGTAACCGCACAGTATCTTCATTCTTGAGAATGGTAGGTGCTGAGCTTCCTTCTAACTCTGACCAAATCAAATGGGCAGAACAAGGACGTCTTCACATTAAGTACACTTCTGTAACAGTTGGTCCAATTGGAACACCTGCTGCAGGTCAATCTGTTTTGACATTTGTGTTGCCTTCAAGCCAAACTACCTTAGCTATTCGTATTGGTCAAACCATTATGATTCAGAATAACACTACAGGTGTATTCAGTAAGGCTATTGTTCTTTCACTTACAAGTACAAACCAATGTACTGTAGCTTTCTACGAAGCAACTCCTGCAATTACTGCAGCAGCAGGTAATACTGTATTCGTTTACGGTTCTGAGTTTAAGAAAGGAGAAGCAGGAATGCAAGGTTCTTTGGAAGGAGAAGATGATATCTACTCTAACAAGCCTATTATCTTAAAAGATAAGTATGCTGTTAACGGATCTGACATGGCTCAAATCGGATGGGTAGAAGTAACTACCGAGAATGGTGCTTCAGGATACCTTTGGTATTTGAAGTCTGAGCATGAGACTCGTCTTCGTTTTGAAGATTACATGGAGACTTCAATGATTGAGGCAGTACCGGGTGAGACAACTTCAGGAGCTGCAGCTCAAGGTTTCTATGGTTCTGAAGGAGTTTTCTACGTAGTTGGTACTCGTGGTAACGTATGGGGTGCAGGTAACCCAACCGCTTTGGCTGATTGGGATACTATCGTTGCTCGTTTAGATAAGCAAGGTGCTATCGAGGAGAACGTATTGTTCGTTAACCGTCAGTTAGGTTTTGACATCGACAACATGTTGGCAGGATTGAATGGTTTGCCGGGTGCAGGTGTTGGTGCAAGTACTTACATCGCAGGTGGTGCTTCTTTCGGATTGTTTGACAATGATGTTGAGATGGCATTGAATCTTGGATTCAGCGGTTTCCGTCGTGGTTATGACTTCTATAAGTCTGATTGGAAATACTTGAACGATCCAACAATGCGTGGAGGATTAAGCACAACTGTTGCTACCGCTACAGGTACAATCAACGGTTTGTTAGTTCCTGCGGGATCTACTTCAGTGTATGATCAAATCATGGGTAAGAACGCTAAGCGTCCATTCTTGCACGTGCGTTACCGTCAAAGCGAAGCTGAAGATCGTCGTTACAAAACTTGGATCACAGGTTCTGCAGGCGGTGCTCAAACAAGCGACCTTGATGCAATGGAGGTTCAATTCCTTTCTGAGCGTTGCGTTTGTACATTAGGAGCTAACAACTTCTTCTTGTTCCGTTTCGGATAATCTTATTCTTCAAATTAAAAAGGAGGTGTCCACACGGACACTTCCTTTTAATACTAATCAAATTAAATCTAAAATAAAATGGCAAAATCAGTAGTCCTTACGGACAAAGTCTACAGACTTTTAAAAGGCTCTCCCCTTTCTTACACGTTGTTATCAAGAAACAATTTAAGAGCTCCACTCATGTGGTTTGATGAAGAGAAAGGAATCAATAG